TCGCGCAGATTATCGAACAGGACAAGATATATCTCGCGGACTTTGACCATCTTTATGTTGACGATGTACCCGAGGATAAACAGGCTGGCGTTGATGCGCTTGCCGAGTTCTTCTACGAAAAGAAAGAAGTACCGCGTTCTTTGGATGAACCGGGAGAACGAATACTTGACTATGACATTGACGCAGACTACCTGTACGCCGGGATTCTCCAGCAGTACGGGGTAGACCTGTTTGAAAAAGAATTGCACTGGCACAAAGTCAGAGCGATGATATCCGGACTACACGGAACGATGCTGAATGAGATCATGAGCTACCGGTGTGCAAAAGATTCAAAGAACACCGAGCTTATGAGAATGAAACGAATATGGGCTTTGCCGGAAAAGGTAAGCGAGGAAGAAAAAGAGAAGATCGCGGCTTTCCATGCGCAGTTTAAGTGAGGTGACAAATGGCTGACGGCAAAATCATTATAGATACCGAGATAAACCAAAAGGGCGCAGACAAAGACCTTGACAAGTTTGACAAGCGTCTCAAGGAATCCGAAAAGTCAGGAAAAAAAGCTACCGCCTCGCTTGCGAAAACAGGCGTAGCCATTGGTTCCGTTGCCGTTGCCGCGAAAGCCGCAGCCGCCGTTATCAAAGACCTCACAGACGCATACAAAAAACAAGAGAAAGCCGAAACACAACTCGAAGCAGCAGCGCGTAATAATCCGTTGCTTTCAACCGCTTCGGTAAAAGCACTTAAAGACTACGCAAGCGAATTGCAGGGAATAACTGTATACGGTGACGAAGAGCTGATTCCCTTCATGGCACAGCTTGCCGCGTCAGGGCGTACGCAAGTAGAGATAATGGAAATCATGAGCGCGGCTACTGACATGGCGGCGTCTGGTCAGTTTTCTCTTGACAGTGCTGTCCGGAACCTGAACAAAGCATACGGCGGATTGTCAGGAGAGCTTGGTGAAGCTATCCCGGAAATAAAAGCGCTTACCGCTGAACAGCTCAAGAACGGCGGCGCTACAAAGCTCATGGCCGAACGGTACAAGGGAATCGCTGCAGAGACAGCAAAAACAACCGGAACAAGCGAACAGCTTGCCAATGCTATCGGCGACTTGAAAGAAGAGTTCGGAGCGAGCTTTGAAAAGACTCTTGCGCCTGTCCGCCGATTCTTCACCGAGTTTGTTTCTGGATGGGCTAATGCAAAAAGAGCCGCGCGAGATTACACCGAAGCAAAAGAGGCGGCACTTCGCGGAGAGGTTACAGAGCTGGGTGCATCAGCAGTAGCAAGCGATAAGTTTATCGAATACCTTGCCGTTAGAGCAGATTACGAGGCAGGTCTGGCATATAACTCAAAAGAGGTTAACGACCAGCTGCTCGCTAGAATGGAGTTGTTAAAATCAGAGTATGAACAGCTTCGGGCAAACGAGATACTTGCGCGAGAGGGCGGGCGCCAAGCAGAAAAAGACATAAAGAACAAAGAGCGTGAGAAAAAACAGGACCTTGAACTTGCGCAATATATAAGAGACGCGATGGCTGCAAGAGAAAAGCAGCTTGAACTTATTCGCTTAACCGCAGAGGCAAACGGAGAAGAAGCAAGCGAGACAGACATTCTTAATGCAAAGATGCAGTCTTTTGTTTCTCTTATTTCAGAGTCGAATGGAAAAATAACCGACGGGCACCCGCTTGCTCAAGAGTGGCTTAAAGACATACGCGACACCGCAGAGGCACTCGATGACCAGAACGCCGCGCTTGCGCTGGCTACAGAATTGCAACAGGCTCTCACAGAGGCGATGGGCGCCATCACTGAAATAGACGACCGCGACGAAAGCGAAAAGATGCGAGAACAGCTTGACGCGCTTGACGAACTGTATAAGCAGGTCGAGGATAGCGAGAATATCTCCGCAGACAAGAAACTGGAAATATATCAGGAATACACAGACAAGCGCGCGATCCTTGAGAAACAGCTTACCGAACAGATCAAGGAAGAAGAGAAAGCGCGTAAGGCCTCGATCCGTGAATCGTTCGAGGCAAACCTACAGATAGCCGCAGACTTTGCAAACCAGTACCAGCAGTCAATGGCAACCATAGCTGCGCTTGCCAATCAAGCCATTGATACAGACGCGGAATACAAAACGCAAAAACTACAGGAACAGTATGACAAGGGCAAGATAAGCGCGGAAGAGTTTGAAGAAAAGAAAACCGCTATTGAACAAGAAGCCGCTAAAGACAGATACAAGATTGCCATGTGGGAGTGGACCGCGAGCATCGCAACGGCGATTGCCAATACCGCGCTCGGTGTTACCAAAGCACTCGGGCAGGGCGGTATACTCGGGCTTATTACCGGCGGTCTTGTAGGCGCGGCCGGAGCGGCACAGCTTGCGATGATATTTGCGAACAAACCTATACCGCCTTCATTCACCACCGGCGGTATTATGGGCGGGACTTCATACACCGGAGACGAAAACCTTGCGCGGATTAACTCGCGGGAAATGATTCTCAATGCAGGTCAGCAGAAAAACCTTTTTGACCGGATAAACTCGGGAGACCTTGGAGGGACAAACGTGCAGATATACAACCAGGCATCCAATGACGTTCGCGCAACCGCACAGGTAAACGAACGCGGAGTGCAGGTGTTTATCAGGAAAACGGTAGCGGCAGACATGGCACAGGGACGATATAATGATTCTTACCAGTCTATGCAAAATCAATTATCCGGCGTAAGATACACATAGGAGAAACGCATGGCAGTAGCATGGCATCCAGATGTAAACAAAAAAGCCTATGGGATGGACACGGCTCCGATGGAGAACGTCGAGCGCGTCGAGTTTGAATCAGGAAAAGCCAGAACATTCCTGAAGAACACCGCCGCTAAAAAAACACATTCGTTTATGTTGAAAATGGATGATGTCGGGGATAATTCAGAGTACAAGAAGTTCGTTGCCTGGTGGGAGTATACACTGCTCGGCGGGTCTCTTTCGTTCTACTTCCCGGATCTCATTACCCATGATGGCTACACGGAGTACCGGCCTATCGGAACATATTCCGCAACCGGCCAAAAGTGGAAAGAGGTCTCTATTACCGTGGAGGAAATGTGAACGTCAACTTTGCGAAACTTTGCCGACGCACCGGCGGGTATAAACTTGCTTGGCTTATCACTTTATCAGACACTGACGATACAATCGTCTTGCGCGTAGTAAACAACAACGCCAATGTATCGTTCGGCGGACATACATATACAGCGTCTACGTTTAACTATCTTCCAGGCGAAGCTGTCCACGGTATGGACGGAGGCGGTACGCTTGATATCGTCGTGACTGATAACGCGGTTATTGATATCATAGAAACGTATCGATCTGTAAAACTAGAGGTTGTCGGGGTTCTTGTTGATTCGAGCGTTTCGGAGGTACAAGGATTCTCGCATACCTGGGGGTCGGTTTCATGGGACGGCAAGAAGGCGTCGTTCACTTTTGAGAAGGATGAAAAGCTTACGATGACTTTCCCCTCGATACTTCTTGACCCGAGCATAAACCGCGGGAACGCTGGCTCAATGACCGGGGCGAGACTTTCAAGGGGAAACTGGATACCTGCCCCCGGCGTAACGGTTTCTGGTCCTATTGATTGGGTGTTGTAAGTGATGACGTACGAAGACCTGTTGATAGTTAAGTACAAAGAAAACGGACGCGACGCCGACGGAATGGACTGCTACGGTTTGGTTCTCGAGTGTTGTGAGCGCGCAGGGACGCCGATACCGGACATTGTGTACGGGAATGATTCGGCGACGCTTCCGGAATACATCCGGGCCTTGAACGTGCAAGAGATAGGCTTCCCGGTTAAGGGGGCTATTTTGCAGTGTACGCTTGATGGTGATTTACATATAGGCTACTTGATTGATAAAAAGACCTGTTTGCACATGACGTATGGTGGGGCCAGGGTAACACCGGTTTCCGCTTTGAAAAACAAACGATACTTTGAGGTGATTTAATGAAAGTAACCGTATGCCGCGACCTGTCAGACAGGGCATTGAGCTATGACGTAGAGCCAGGTACGCTGTCAGATATATTCACTTCGCTTGGTTTGGGAAACGCCGTTGCCCTGGTGAACGGAAAGATAGCTGCTCCAGAAACCGTTGTGTCTGATGAAGACGTTGTATTCATACGGCAAGTACCGAAAGGAATCGTAACCGGCTTGATAATTGCCGCCGGTGTTCTTCTTGTCGCTGGCGCCGCATACGCCGGATATGAAGTATACAAGATGCGCAAGCAAATGGAGAGGTACAAAGAGGGCCTTTCATCTTTCGGCGATTCCGTCACAAACCTTCCGAACGTAAAAGGGGCCAATAACGTCCGGGCTCTTGACCGGTCGATTCCTTACATCATCGGGAAAGCGCGGATTGCCCCGTATGTTTTGAGCGAGGGTGTAATAGATATAATGGGGCAATCCGGGCACATGATACGTCAGGTGCCGTATATCTTGGGGTACAGCAATTTGGTTTTGCGTAAGTGTTTTTCAAACGGTCGTGACGTCTATACGTTCACCGGCAACACCCCGCAGCAAGGACTGTTCCTTGTTCCGGATATAACGCAGGGTTCGCTTTGGGTTGCGCAGACTGGGGTACAGTACAAAACCTATCCCAGCTATATGAAAAATACGTATGTAACAATAGACGCAGGGGACAAGCTACTTAAAGCAGACGATCCTAATTACACGGCGCTTACATATACGCTCCCGGAGAATACCGCCGAGGCCAAGGTATTCCTTATGTTCAACGGTCTGCGGAAATACTCGAGCGACGGAAAAGACATGGCCCACTCTATCACCTTGCGACTAACGTATTCTATAAATGGCGGTACGACATGGTCTCCCCTTACGTCGATAGGCGGAGAAACTGGCGATTATGTTGTATCTTACAACCGCTCGACACAATTTAGAAAACTTCAAAGCCTTACCCTTCCGTTCGCAACAACAAGCGTCTTGACCGAGCCGATACAGATACGCATAGAGTGCAGAAGCAACGCGACATCGGGCGCGCTTGAAGACGTCTTTGTGCAGTCGATTCTTGCACTCACGTATGACCCGCAGGCGTCTATTGAACGGAATGACTATGTTTTCCTTCCGGTCGTAGACGAAGACGTCGCGAAAAAGTGTTGCATAGTCGGTCTGAACGCTGGAGCCAGGAACTCGATAGACGAGGACGCTTTCCGAAACCTTGCCTTCATCGTAGAGGGCATGGCGCGGACCTGGAACGGTACAACATGGGGGAATAGGGCCCCGACGAGAAATCCTGCTTCATGGCTATTAGAAATCTTGACAAGCGACGTACACAAGCAGTCGAAGATAGGGCTTCCAGAGATAGACCTTGATTCATTCGGCGAATTGTACGAGTACTGCGAAGAAGAAGGGATTGAGGTCAATATGGTGATCCTCGAGGGAGAGCCAAAAGAAAAGATCATTCAAAAAATTTGCGACATCTGCTATTCGACGTTGTACAAGAACCTCGACGGAAAGATAGCAGTAGCGACAGACAAGCATAAAGAGAACGCCATTGCGATAATCAATACGCAAAACTGTTTCTCTTTCACAAACAAAAAGGACCTGACCCCGCAAGTAGACGGACTTCGTATTACCTTCATAAACGAGGCTACTGATTACGAACAAGACGCCTACGAGGTTATGCGCCCCGGAGCAACGAAGGACGCTAACTCAAAGATTCGCGCGCTGACCGTGGATGGAATTACCAAGTATGAGCAGATAGTCAAATACGCATGGCGATTGATGGCGATAGAATCCGCAAGGCCAAAAGTAACCACAGTTGAAATCGGCAATGAGGGAGTTTACTATACCCCGTTATCAAAGGTCCTTGTCCAGCATCCATCGTTAAAGAACGGTCTTGGGTCTGCTGAAATCAAAAACGTGGTCATGAGTGGCACAGATATTATCGGCTTGGATTTGTATGAGCCGGTGGCCTACGATTCAACTGATCCAAATGGGTTTGGTATGGTGATACAGTGTGTTTCAGATACCTATTGCACACCGCTGGCAAAAGCATACAACGCCGGAGAAGACGGTCTAGTGTACTCGATTGCCTTTGTAACGCCGATTGACACGCTGACTGCTACGGTTATTCCTCACGCCGGAGATATTTTGTCATACGGGTATTTGGATGATGGTGAGTTCAACACAATCACAAACGAAATGCTGATAACAAACATGGCGCAGACCGAGCGCGGGTATCGTTTGGATTTGGTTGACTATAACGAGGCAATTTACGAGTACGGCGAGATACCGGTGTATACGCCGAATATAACACCGACAAGAATAACGAAATATGTCCCCGCAGCACCCCAGCCCGCAACGCTAGACGACGTAGCCAATGCGATCGAGAGGATAGCGGATATCGGCGACCCCGAATGGATCCCGGACACTGTTTCCGTTGTACAAGCAGTTGCATCACAGAATGAGATAGCGATTAGTTGGGAGTGGTCCGGCAGCGGAATAGCTAACAACATAAAGCGATTTATCGTTGAGCTCACAAAGAACGGCGGGACTGATTGGGCCGTTATTGCTGAACCAAACAGCAACACAGCTGCGTATTCGTTCGATCGCACTGTAGATGGATATCCGGAAGCCAATGATTTCTCGACTTGGCGAGTCCGCGTAAAGGCAGAGAATGTGTATGGTGTAACATCTATTGACTGGAGAACGAGCGCAATAAATGTAACATACTATAAAACATGGATAATGTCGGTTCCGGCTATTCATGCAAAGGCGAGCGGACGATCTGTTGACCTTCAATTATATAAAGAAAATGATTTTTACGGAGACTATGAATTCCGCGTACAGATATCTAAAGATTCCGGCGCGAACTGGAACGAGCTGGGGGATAGCTCCCGCGCATGGATTGATGAATCGTCATATAAAGGCACCGGCGAATATACCGCGTTGATTTTTGAAGCGTATCGACAGGTGCTCCCGTTGACCGGGCAAGCGAGCGATGAGCCGGAAGACACCGAATACTGGTATCGCGTTGCGCTGTATCACAAACAAACAACTCAGATTACTTCGTACACTACACCGTTTATCGTTGTATGCAAGCCGTCAAGTGCAAGAGACATCGTTTCAGGTGCAGTCAAAAACGCTCAGCTCGCAACTGGTGCGGTGACACACGACAAAATAGCGGCACGAACAATTCAGGCAGAAAATCTTTACGTTACAGCTCGCAGTAAAATTAACACGCTTTCAAACGCAGATGACGGAATATCAGGGTGGACAGCCGGAACACGGTTTGCAGATGGTTCTCGGTTTGGGCTAGAGTTGGTTGCTCAGAATCATAATGTGGCTAGTGACGAGTTTACTGTTGAGCCGAACGAAATAGTTGAGGTTTCTTTTGGTCTACAGCTCGTAGATGCGGCAGGTTCTACCGGACAATACGGTATTTTTTTCGGCTGTACAAGAGGGCAAACTTTTATGCGTTATGCGTGGGATACCACAACCAAAAAGTGGGGAGAACCCACACCGGAAACAAACGCATATTTTATACATGACTATCGGGGAATCAGTATACAATTCGTCAAGACGTTTATTCTTGGTAGTAATGTAAACATAAAGGACGTGCCCGCACCGTCTGTTTCTTATGCGCATCCATTGTATTGCCTACAGTTATCTGCCGGGGATATTAAGTGTCGATTGCGTAGCGGGCATAATCCCGTCAATAACGGGTATACATGGCGGCTATATCAACCGCTTGCAGTCACGATCGGGCAGTCGAAAATCGTTGCCGAACAAATTGAGGTAAAAACTCTTTCTGCAATAAACTCACATCTGGGAGAGATAAACGGGGACACCGATGATTATAAACTTGTTATGGGTTCTGGTGGGTCAGCAGCGGAAGGGACGTTTCTTCTCGGTGCCACAACTGATGAAAGCTATCTGCGGCGCTGGAAAGAGGGCGGCATCTGGAAAATGGCATTGAAGTTAGCGTCGTTTATTGTAGACGCTGTTAGCTCAAAAGTACTCGGAAAGTTTGAAGTAAAGAACTCCGCAGACACGGCAACACACTTGACGGTCGATAACACTACTGGTGCAACTATCGTCAGCGGTGGAGGTGATGTCTCGCTTTCTGCTGGAACAGGACGACTGCTCATCGGTAATCCTACAGCAAAACACATTGCCATAGACGAAAACGAGATCATGGCTAAGTCGAATGGGACCACAGCGGCAACGCTTTATCTTAATAACGAAGGCGGGCTTGTTAGGTGCGGTGAAGATTTGGAAGTCGTGGGGGATTTTTCTTGTAGCGGAGAAACTCTAACAGAATTTATTCAAAATAGAACTAACTTTGGAAAAACCACGATACTAGAACCTTATTATACTGACCAAGCTGATTTTGATGAAGCTAGCTTAAAATCAGGATTTTATGCCGCCAAAGGTAACGTACTCGGAGGCCCCGAAGGATCCGATGGTGGTGCCTTTACCATGATAGGTAGAAATGATACTAAACAATTCGGTTGGCATTCTCCGAATGACTTATTTTTTAGAGGAACAGATACTCCTTCTGCAGAAACATGGAGTGAATGGCACAAAATTTGGCATTCTGGCAACGACGGCTCCGGCTCCGGTAGTGATGCCGATCTCCTCGACGGACAGCATGGGAGCTATTATGCACCTATACATAATCCTAGTTTTTCCGGAATCCCTCGCGTCGGTACTGCCGACGGTAATTTTCCCTTAGCACAGATATATACAGGGAATGATGTCATTTTTAAATATCTTCCGATTGGATCGTACATTTGCGTTTATGACGATTCTCAAACGAATAGACCAAGAAATGCGTCCTATCCAGTTTATCTACGGGTTGCGACTAATCGTGATTATACCTTTGATAGCGGAGATGCCGGTGGCGTTGTTACGGGGACGTGGCGTTGTTGTGGTGTAAGCGGGTCCGGCTCAAATTCATATACATACTTAATGAGGAGAGTTGCGTAATGAAAATAGAAAACATTAGAAACCCAAAATGGGCAGACAATAATCACACAAACATCATCATTGATATCGACCTCAATGGTGAAACAGTTCCGTTCGTAGCCTCTCCCCACGACTGCACTGACTATGGACCGAAAATCTATCAAGACTGCATCGATGGAAAATACGGGAAGATTGCTGAGTTTTCTGTCCCAGAGAAAACAATGGAAGAACTCGAAGCCCACGCAAAATCAGAACTTGACCGGCGGCTACAGTCTCTCATGACAACAGAGAATCAGGCGCTTGCAGAAGTGGATGATGACTTCAAGAAATCATATAAAATGAAAATTAAGGAATTGCTTGATGTAAAAAAGCAAAAGGGCTGGCCGGGGAATGTTATCTGGCCGGATGAAGGGGAGTAACACATGGAACACCAGATTGTACTTAAAATAATTCTAACAGCAGTAGGATTGCTTACCACTGCGGCGCTGACGTACGTTGGCCGTCAAGTAGCAAAGGCTATTGCTGTAATGCGCGAATCTATAAAAGACATCGGCGAAATGAAAAAGCTAAACGCCGCACAGAGCGAG